AGGTATATTTTAAAGAGAGAATTGTATGACAAGAGTAAGACTACTCTTTCTTGCTATTATTGGTACTCTCTTGGGCTATTACATAACTGATCTTTTTATTGTAAATATGGCACTATGGCAGTTTATAGTAATTGAACTTGTTATTTCAATATTTCATGAGATATATAATATAGGCAAAGAAAGAATTAATAATGTAAATCCAGAATAATATGGCAGAATTATTTAATAATGCTAGACCTTTACTACCGGTCAGTGAAAGAGATGCCCTAAAGAAGGGACTCTTAAAGATGAAAGCAAAAAGAAACGGTGAGTTAAAAGTACTCAAAAGTGTCTGGCCAAAATTTAATGATGCCTTTTGTGATGGATTAGAATGGAGAACTATCACTGTAGTAGGTGCTAGACCAGGAACTGGTAAGACTTTATTCATGGAGCAGTTAATTAGTGATATTATAGAACTAAATACTGATCAAGAATATAGAATACTTAAGTTCCAAATGGAAATGGTTGATGAAACCAGTGGAATAAGAAAATTTAGTCTGATTACAGGTGCTGATTACAATACATTAATGAGTAAGAACCAGCTTGTTGATAAGACAATCTTCCAGAAATGTGTAGATTATTATCAAAAAACTGAAGCAACAGATTTTGTGGATGTGGTTTATGATGCATGTACAGTAGATGAAATGTGTGCAACTATCCATTATCAAATGGAGAAACACAAGAAAGATGGAAAGTATACTAACATGCTTGTAACTATAGATCACTCTGCATTATTTAGGTTGGCTAAAGGGCAAAAGGATAAATTTGATATGTTAGGTGCATTAGGTGAAGCATTGACTCACATGAAGAAGCACTATCCCGTGGCCTTTTTAGTCCTAAGCCAATTAAATAGAAATATTGATGCTCCAGAAAGATCAAGAGATGGTGAATATGGTAATTATGTATTAGATTCTGATATATATGGTTCTGATGCTTTATTACAGCATGCTGATGTGGTTATGGGTATTAACAAACCTTCTATAAGGAAGATTAGACACTATGGCCCTGAAAAATTTATTATTCATGATGAGGACATTTTAGTATTTCACTTTCTGAAGTCAAGAAATGGCACCACCAGAATTAGTTTTTTCAAGTTGGACAGAGATACAATGAGAATTATAGAAATTGACCCACCAGCACAAGCAGGTACAAAAATTAAAATTTAAATTATGACAATGAGAAAAGAAAAAGAAAAAGATTTCTTTGTACAACACATGGAAACTTTTAGAAAGTTGGGACTTGCAGATCCTTGTTTTCTAATTAAAACTGCATTTTATCAAAAAGGTAAGTTTGGAAGACAAGTATTATTCTTTGAGTCTGAGCTTGCAAAGGGTGAAGATCTTTATGTTGAGTTCTATGATAACATAGAAGTTAATGGTGTTAAAGATGTAGTACCTATGTTAGAGGATAGGCAGTTATTTAAGTACAAGTACAATCCTTATTTTCAGGAAGAGTATGAAAAGAAAGAAGGTATAAGTGCAAAAGGTGATCCCTATTCTTCCTTTACAGTTCCAGTAAGTGAGCTTACAGCTATTATGACTGATGGAAGTGAGATAACTTATAATCTTTATGAGAAAAGAAAAGCTGAAAAAGAAGCTGAGTTGCCTAAATTACAGAATAAACTTTCAGTTTTTCCAGACTTTGAAGAACAGTTTGCTCCTAAAACAGAAGTAGAAGCTCCTAGTTTAGATGCTGAAGATGCTCCTTTGTCTGAGATTACAATCCGGGATCTTGCAGCTATTATGCTAATTAAGCCAGTAAGTACAAGACCTTGGTTGAATGAGTTAATCAAACAAACAAAAAGTGAAATATGAGTATAGTTCTTCCAACAAGTAAAGTAAAGGCAGAAAGAGTAAATCCTAAAAGAATTGTGATTTATTCTAAGCCAAAAACTGGTAAGACAACAGCATTTGCTGGTCTAGACAACAATCTGATTCTTGATTTAGAAAATGGTACTGAATATGTGGATGCATTGAAGGTTAAAATTGGAAGTCTTCAAGAATTACTAGATGTTGGTAAAGCTATTAAAGAAGCTGGTAAACCTTATAAGTTTATTACAGTAGATACTGTAACTGCATTAGAAGAAATGATAATGCCTTTAGCTATAAAACTTTACCGTCAAACTCCAATGGGTAAAAACTTTGATGGGGATACTGTAGTAACCTTACCTAATGGTGCCGGATATTTATATATTAGGCAAGCATTTTTTCAGGTATTGGATTTTATTGATACATTAGCACCCACAATTATTTTATCAGGGCATATTAAAGACAAACAAGTTGATGATAAAGGTGAACTTGTAATGTCTGCTAATATAGATTTGACAGGTAAAATAAGATCTTTGATCTGTGCAAATGCAGATGCAATTGGCTACATGTACCGCAAGGGAAACAAAACTATTCTTAGTTTTAAAACTAATGAAGAAGTTACCTGTGGTGCAAGACCAGAGCATTTGAGAAATGAAGAGATAGTAGTATCTGAAATGGTAGATAATGTTCTAACAACCAGTTGGGACAAAGTGTTTATATAATAATTAAAAAGTAAAAAAATGGGTTTAAGTACAACAGATTTGGGCACAGGAGGCTCAGGATTACCAAAAACAATTTCACCAGGAAACCATGCATTAAAAATTAATAGCATACAACTAGAAGAATATCAGTTTATACCTGGAGCTCTACATTTAATTCTTAATGTGGAAACAGAACCAATTGATGGATTTGAAGGTTTTATGCTTGATAAAGATAATCCTGATGCTGGACATTATGCAGGTCAGATTGGTAGAGTAAAAGCTAGCCAATATGCATTTGCTGATGGTGAGACTAAATCTGGAATTAAAATTCAGAGAGATAGATCTATTATGATCTTTATGCAGAACTTGTGTAAGACTCTTGGAATAAATGATTGGTTTATTGAGCAAGATAATGTTCATGATACTATTGAAGATCTTATAAAAGAATTTAATAGATCTGCTCCTTTTAAAGATAAATATATAGAATTCTGTGTGGCTGGTAAAGAATATATTAGCAAGACTGGTTATACAAACTATGACATGTATTTACCAAAATCTGATAAAGGGAAATATGCTTTTGCTGAAAAAGGTTCTGATAAAGTAGTTACTTATGTTGAGGCTACACACCTTAAGAAAGCTGAAGTAACTGAAGTTAAACAGTTTGGGGAGGATGATGATTTATCACTTCCAAAGAAAGTTGGTTCTGATTTTGACCTAGACTAGTGATAGTTAAGGGGGAATCAGAAAAGTTTCCCCCTTAATATTTTAATTTAGGTGTTATGATTTCTACTAGAATTTATGTAAGTAATATATTTGATGTTCCAAGCACTTGGATATTTGAATATTATTTAGGTTTAAAAGAAAATCTTACTGGTCAAAATGTAAAAATACTATCTGTATTTAATTCTAAGGACAAAGTTCCTTCTATGTTTATCTATACAGATAACAGTAACTCTTATAAGTTTAAAGATTTTTCCTCTGGTTTTCAGGGAGATGGTATTGAGTTGGTAAAGTTTATGTTTAACATGGCCAATAGAGATGCTGCTGCTAAGAAAGTTATTTCTGACTATGAAGAGTATTTAAAACATAATACTACAGCAGAAAGGCCGGAGATTAAGTCTCATGATAAATTTAAAGTAGTAGACCATGAAATTAGACACTGGAATAATCTAGATCAGAAGTATTGGTTGAGTTATAAGATTGGGTCTTCTATTCTGGAAAAATATAATGTTTCTCCACTTAGTTATTTTATAATGGAGAAGCGGGAAGAAGATGGTACTATAACTTCATTTAGATTCTCTAAGCCATACATGTATGGTTACTTTAGAGATGATGGTGAGTTGTTTAAGATTTATCTTCCAAAGAATCCAGATAAAAAGTTTATTAAAGTCCATAACTATACTCAAGGTATTGACCAGTTAACTTATGAGAAAAAGTATTTACTAATTGTATCTTCTCTTAAAGATCTTATGGCTTTTACAAAGCTTAACATAGGGAATATAGAGTGTATTGCTCCAGATAGTGAGAATACAATGATTGGAGAAACTACAATGAATAAGTTATTTCCAAAGTATAGCAAAATCATTGTCCTGTTTGATAATGATGAACCAGGTATAAAAGCTGCTGATAGATATAAGGACAAGTATGGAATTAATAAAATAATTCTGGATATGTCTAAAGATCTATCTGATTCAGTAAAAGACTTTGGTGTTGAAGCTGTAAGAGATAAATTATTTCCATTATTAAAACAAGCATTATGAGTTGGATATATCAAGGTAAAGAATTTACTGAAGGTGATATACCTGAAGGAGGTGTAGGGTTCATCTATATTATGACTGCTATCATAGATGGTAAGTCTGTAGCATATATTGGCAAGAAGAACTTCTTTGCTAATATTAAAAGACCTCTTGGTAAAAAAGCTTTGGCTATGTCAACAGACAAAAGACTAAAGAAATATGTAAGAGAGCTTAAACCTGATTTTATGAGATATTACAGTAGTAATAAGATCTTAAAAGATGCCCATAAAGCAGGTGTTGTGATTAACAGAGTAATTCTTAGAATATGTTACTCCCAGATGGAGTTAACATACCAAGAAGTAAAACATCAATTCAAATATGAAGTGCTTGAGAAAGAAGTGTTTCTTAATGGAAATATTTTAGGCCGCTTCTATAAAACAAAATGATATGACAGAATTAGAAATGACAAGCCTTCTCTTGAAGTTGGCTGACCTTGGTGTTACTGGTATTAAGATACATTATGATGGTGGAGGAGACTCCGGTGCCATAGAATCAATAAACTATACAGCTGAACCTTGTGAAACTCCAGAAGATGTAGATGATAAAACTGAATCATGGGGTCATGAGAATAGTCTTGCAGATTTAGATCAAGAAGCATATGCAGCAATAGAAACCTTTGCATATAAAATTCTTGATGATATAGAAGACTGGTGGAATAATGAAGGTGGTTTTGGTGATTTATGTATTTGTGTACCATCTGGTAAGTATATAATTGAGAATCATGTTAGATATTATAACACAGAGGATTATCAGCATGAAGGAAGTTTAATAGAAAAATCTGCAGACTAATGAATATAGATGAATTTAATGAATGGATTGAAGGTTTGGACCTTCAAACATTAACAGATGAGTTAAAAGAAGAAATAATAACAAGAGTAGAAGAGTTATGTGATGATGCTAGAGCAGAAGGCTTTAATAATGCTAGAGGTAATATGTTAGATTATTTAGATAGTATATAATGGCACATCCTTGGGATCACAGTAGAAGCTCTTCTAAGAAATTTGGTGGAGAACCTGAAGAGTACTTAAAGTACCATGAGTGGTTTGATGAAACTAAAAGTTGGATTGGGCACAGTAAACATAGAATGTTTAGACACCATAGTGAAGGTATATTTGAATTGGAAAGAGTCTTTGGAGTTAGTTTTGTAAACTCTGTAGGAAAAACTGTATACACAAGATATATTGGTGAACAGCATGTTAAAGAAGATTGCTTTGGATATATTCCTAGTGCAAAAGAATGGGTAAAGGCTTTAGAGTCTGGCAAACCTGAAGAATGGATGATTAAAACACTTAAAATTGAAGACTAATGGAAAATGTAAAAGAAGTTGAATTAAAAAATGAAAAAATTAGAGTTGTTTTCACAAATGAAGCAAATCCTGATGAATCAGAATTAGTAATGACACTTACTATAACAAAAGATGGAGAAAAGAAGATAACTTCATTAGAATTAGATCCTTCTCTTTTTAATAGAGAGGTATCATTTATGGGTGAGATGTATATGAAAACCATTGATGTTTTATATGCTGTAAAGAAAATATTTGATGCAGGTGAAACATATGAAGGACTACATGTATTAACTAGAGCAGAATATAAAGAGTATGTAACAAAAGTATTAGGTCACAAAATTGAAGACTGATGATTTTTAACAAAGAAGAAACAAAGAATCTGATTAATATGCTTAAGTCTTCAGATGCAGATAACCATATCATAGCATTTGAAACTCTTAAGAATGTAAAGTTTGAAGATTATGTAGGAGAGATCCTTGTAATGTACAAATATAGCAGCCATGATATTAAATATTGGGAAAAAAACTGCTTACCTATTTATAAGAAATTAGTTAAAATACTGCCTGATAAACCTTTATCAAGTCCAGCAACCTTAAGTTTAATAACTAAACATAAAGGTTCTAAGACTTCAATAGAGTTATTTATGGAGTATTTTGTAAGGGATATGACCAAGATGCTTGAGCAAATTGGGTACCCAACAGATAGTTTTGAGATTAACATAACACTAAAAGACAATGGATAAACAGCAAAGTCTTAGTAAAACAAGTAAAGAGCTGATGTTGAAAGAGCCCTATTATGGGTTCTTTCTTATTATGCTCAATAAGTTGTGGGATGGTAAAAGAGTTCCCACAGCTGGTGTAAGCAAGAATGGAATTAACTATCAGCTTGCAATTAATCCGGAGTTTTGGGAAAGTCTTAGTGAAGAGCACAGACTTGGATTATTGAAGCATGAGTTACTTCATATTGCTTTTGGACACCTGACTACATTTTTTAAGTTTACAAATAAAAGACTTGCAAATGTGGCTATGGATATGGAGATTAATCAGTATATTGATAAAGAATATTTACCAGAAGGTGGTATTGACATAGATAATTATACTGATATCCAACTAGATAGAAAGGCCGGTGCTAGATATTATTATGACAAACTGAATCAACTTCAGGATGAAAAGGATAAAACTGGTACCACTGGTGACTCTAATATGGATAAACTTCTAGAGGACATAGAGAATGGTAATATACCTGATCATAGCACCTGGGAAGAGTTTGAGAATCTTACAGAAGCAGAACAGAAGCTTATAGAGAAACAACTACAGAAAGTTCTTAATGATGCTAAAGAACAGACTATAAAGAAAAGGGGTACTATTCCTGGAGAGATAGAAGGGGTTATTATAATAGAAGAAATTGTTCCGCCTAAATTTGACTGGAGAGGTTTTATTAGAAGGTTTACTGGTATTAGTACAAAAGTATTTACCAAAAAGATCAGAAGAAAAGAGAACCGCAGATTTAGTGACAATCCAGGTCTGAAGATTAAGATGAGACAACATATGTTGTTGGCCATAGATACTTCAGGTTCAGTAAGTAATGATGAACTTAAAGAATTTATGAATGAGATTCATCATATTTATAAGGCTGGAGTGGATATAACTATTATACAATGTGATACTAGTATTAAATCTATTGAGCCATATAAAGGCAAGAATGAGATAAATGTAAATGGTAGAGGTGGGACTGAATTTGATCCTGTCCTTGAGTATTATAATGCAAACCTGAAAAAATATACAAGCCTAGTATATTTTACTGATGGTGAGTGCACTGCAGATGTAAAGCCAAGAGGCAATGTTCTTTGGGTCTTATCAGAAAGATCCTATATGAATGAAAGTTTACCAGGCAAAGTAATTAAGTTAGAACTATAAAAAAAAGAAAAATGAATCAAGTACAATTAAATGTAGAAGAGTTAAAAAACTTTATTAAGCACATGGTTAATAATAACCAACACATTCAGAAGGAAGGTAAAGTTCCTGTGGCAATTAATATTGAGGGTGATGCTGGTTTGGGTAAAACTTCTGCAATCATGCAATTGGGTAAAGAACTTGGTATGCAAGTAGTTAAGCTGAATTTATCTCAGCTGGAAGAATTAGGTGACTTGGTTGGGTTTCCTGTTAAAGAATTTGAAATACAAAATGCAGAAGGTAAGACTACTTGGATTAATGAATCTCAGATAACTGCAGCAACTAGCAAAGGTTATAAAGTTATAGGAAAGAGAATGTCACATGCTGCTCCTGAATGGATTCAGGGGAAAGGAGAAGGTGGATTCTTGATTCTTGATGATTATACTAGGGCAGACCATAGATTTATGCAAGCTACTATGGAGATATTAGATAGACAAGAATATGTTTCTTGGAAGCTACCAAAGAACTGGCATGTTATCTTGACTACTAATCCAGACAATGGTGATTATAATGTAACTTCTCTGGATGTAGCTCAGAAGACTAGATTTATTTCTGTTGAGTTAAAGTATGATGCTGATGTTTGGGCTAAGTGGGCAGAGAAAGCTGGCATAGATGGTAGATGTATTAACTTCATGTTGATGCATCCAGAACTGGTAAATCAAAGAGTTAATCCAAGATCTATTACTACTTTCTTCAATGCAATTAGTTCTATTGGCAAGTTTGAAGATAGCCTGCCTCTTGTGCAAATGATTGGTGAGGGTTCAGTTGGAGTAGATTTTAGTTCTATGTTTACCATGTTTATTAACAATAAGCTGGATAGAATTATTAGTCCAGAAGATATCTTGACCAAGGATGAGCAGTATGTAATGAACTCTTTAACCAATGCAGTTGGTAAAGATGATGAGTTCCGGGCTGATATATCTAGTGTAATTGCAACCAGGGTCATAAATTATTCTTTGACTTTGGCTGAGAAAGGTTCAGTAGCTAAGCCTATCATAGATAGAATTGCTAAGCTAACTACAGACTGTGAAGCTTTTACCAATGACTTGAGATATTATATGATCAAAGAGATAGTCAATGGTAATAAGGTTAAGTTTAGCCAGCTCATGATGAACCAAGACGTGGTGAAGATGGCTGTAAAATAAATCAACATAAAGGATTTTCCCCTTTAGTGAGCCATTAATTTAATTAAAACAAACATAGAGGGGGATAAGTCTCCCTCTATTAATATTAAATCTATGAAGAACTATTTATATTTTGAAATTGAAACAAATAGTAGTGATGTACAAATAAAAGTAGAACCAGTATTTGGTACTATTGATACATCTAGTTCTGGTATACCATTATCAGATGATGATTATATTCCTACCAAGGGAGATAAGTTATATTTTTTACCTGGAGTAAACATACCAAGAGTAAAATTGAAAGATTTAACCATGGAATATGGTATTAAATCTGTGAGATATATTGAAGATGCTACACATATTTTTGCATGTAGATCTACAGTACATAAAATATCTGATCATAGCTGGTATTATAGTATGCCAACAGAGCTATTTAAACAAGTATTTGAATCTGTAAAAGAATATGTTGATGAGTATTATTCAGAGAATGTAGAATCTGCATTGGAATTTTATAAAGAGGATGTAATATTTATAAGTTATAGTTCATCTAGTGAGATTAGAAACTCAAAATTATTTTATGGGGCAAGACAAATTCCAGAAGTAGTTAGCTCTTTGCAATATTCTAACTCTTTTTATAAAGTGAATGATAGCTACAAGGCCTATTTTCCACATGTTTTAAATATTAAAGTATATAATGAAAGCAAATTACTTAAACATATTAATGGACAAGATGCAGTTATTATAGATGGTGCTATGTTTGAGCAGTTATCTGATATGTTTGAGAGTTCAGATAATGATAATCATATCTTGGCCATGGAGATTATGGCAAATTCTAATTATCTAGAAAGCTTGCTGTATATTGAAATGTTATTTAAAGAGCACTATTACCAAATGAGTAACTGTCATACTAAGAACCATGTTAATTTTAAATCTTTGCTAGGCTATCTTGGTAAGAATAAAAATTATATGAGTACTAGTATTGACGAAATAGTAATGTCTTTAATAAACAAGGGTGTTCTTGATACTGATAAGCTAAATATTCTAATGGCCAATTATTCTGATGAAATTTATGATTCTGGTAGCACAACTTATTTTAAAGTAAAGACCATTACTATAAATGAAGAAGCTCTTAAGATAGTAAATACTAATTATAGTTATCAGCATCTAGAAGACTTTGTTCCAGAAGGAGCTTCTGAAGCCACCCTTTTTCAGGAGCATGAAATTATTGATGAAGATATAGAAACTGCATTACTAAGAATTGAGAGAAATGAGCTTAAGTCAGAGTTAATAGAATTAGAAGAGTCTACAGGGGTCCCTGAAGAAGAATTAAATATTAATCAAACAGAAGAGAAAAATGACACCAGTGACTTTGAGTGGTTCTGATGAATTAGAAAAATTCTATCAGAAGAAATTTTATTTTAGCTACAGTGGTTTAAACAAACTACTTTTTTCACCCGCAGCTTTTTATAACCATTATGTGCTCAACCAAAGAGAAGATAGTAAGGATGCTCACCTCATAGGAGGGAGTGTCCTGCACTGTCTATTATTTGAACCTGATACATATGATGATAAGTTTATGAGCATGCCAGGGAAGTTTCCTACAGACAGTCAAAGAAAAATTATTGATAATATTTTCCGGATACATTGCTCAGTTGGAAATAATTCTTTACTTTTGGAAGACTACTCTCAAGATATACTCACACAGCTACTTGTAGCAAATCTTTATCAAGCCCTTAAAACAGATGCTCAAAGAATAGAAAAAGTTCTCACTGAAGAGAATAAAGAGTATTTTGAATTCCTCAAGAAAAGTTTAGACAAAATAGTAGTAGATCAACCTACTTTGGATGGCTGCAAAGCACAGGTAGAGATACTAAAAAGTAATAAGGATGTAAGAGCTTTATTACAGCTAGATAAGACAGAGGAAGATGATCACATTGAAGTATATAATGAGTTGCATATTCAGATGGATCATGACAGATTGCCTTTTGGTCTTCATGGAGTTCTTGATAACATAGTTATTGATAAGCAGTCTAAAACAATTTTTATTAATGATTTAAAGACAACTGGCAAGTCTATTCAAGATTTTCCTGAAGCTGTTGAGTATTACAAATATTGGATACAAGCTGTTATCTATATTGTACTAGCTGCAGATAAATTCTTAAAAGACATGCCAGACAAACACCTTTGGAAAATGCAAGTAACTTATATTGTAATTGACAAATACAATTTAGTTTATCCTTTCCAAGTGTCAGAAGAATCTATGTCACAATGGAGAATAGATTTTAAACAAGTTCTTAAAATTGCTGAATGGCACTATAAGAACAAGAGATATGATCTACCATATGACTTAGCAGTAGGTAATACAAAATTGTAAATTTTATGGCTTTAAGTTCTGTGTATAGTAAATACTTTCAAAAGTCCAAGGTTTTTATATATCCGCTCCTTGGAATTAAAAGAGGGACAAGTGTAATTCCGGCTGAGACTTATCTTAGTTGGAATGACACATATGCTCCCGAGGATATGAAACTGGTATGTGTATATCATAGTAGAGAAGATGCAGAGTATGTACAGTTTGAGAAAAATATATTACTCAAGCATACTAGGCTGAATGACTTTGTAAGAGTAAATGATAGCACAACAGTTGTAACATTTGATTTTTCTGATTTAGGTGATGATTGGTCACACTTTCTGAATGGTAAATACAGCAAACTAAGTCTGAATTTAAAGCAACAAATTTTAAACTTCTTTGATAAGTATAGTGGCAATTATTCCTATATGCATAGTTATTTGCTTCCTGAGAAGCATTATAGTAATTATGCAGAGCTTTTAGGAGTAGATGTTGAAACTCTTATCTCAGTTGGTGAGCTCTGTAGCAAACCTGATTTAGAAAAAGAACAACTAATAATGGCTGTTGCAGACTTGGAAAATATAGAAACTAAACTAAATTTGTAAAAAAATCAACAAAATGGAAAAATCAATGATGATGGTCCAAGCCACTTGGCAGGACAAACAAACTTTTAGACTGATTCCTTTAACAGAATCATGTCCTTATGTAGAATGTATATTTGATCCTGATAGCAAAGTATTTGTTATCATATCTAAAATTAAGAAGGTAACCTTGCACATGCTTCCTAAGCTAGATGATTATGGTCAAGCTCTTTCTGGTGCCAAAGGTATCAAACAAGAAAGACACAAGCTGGAAGTATTTCAGGAGTTCTACATTGAAGATAAAGTAGCTATTAAAGATTTAGTACATGGATTTGCAGTAAATGCAGATACATTTGACTATAATGCTTTTATGGAGGCTGAAGTATCCAAATAATTAATTAATAATTATTCTAGGGTACTCACAATACCCTAGAATTTTTTATAAACTAAATGGGGGAACAGCTTAACTGAACACAAGTATTATGGGAGAATTACCATGGGGACCTTGTCAGTATTGTGAAATAGATGGTCCATTAAGAATTACCTATTTTAATTTTCCAATTAAATGCAACTGTTGTAGTCCTAATCATTCAGAAAGGATTGAGCATTGTTCAGAATGTGAAGCAATAATGCCTAATGAAACAAGAGTATGGATTGACAGTAAAAAATTACAAGATCCAATTTATGAAGGTTTATTTAAAAAGGTAAGATGAGAACACATTGGGTAATGGATTATGAGACTTTAAGCAACTGTTTTATTGCAGTGTTTGAAGATATCAGATCAGAAGATCAAGAGATCTTTGTATGCCATGAGTCTAGGAATGATATCACAAGCTTAGTATATTTCTTGCTTGGGAATAAAGACCGGGATGAATGGCATGTTAGTTTTAATGGGATTGGTTTTGATAGCCAAATCACCGAGCACATCCTAAAGAATGCAGAACAGTTAATAGAACAAGATGGTAAGACCATTGCCAAGTTCTTATATGGCAAAGCACAGGATACAATCAGAAGAAGTAATGAAGGGCAGTTCTTAGAATTTAGTCCAAGAGATTTAAGTATTAGACAAGTAGATGTTTATAAGCTTAATCACTGGGACAATAATGCTAAGAGATCTAGTTTAAAGTGGATTCAGTTTAGTATGGATTGGAAGAATATTATAGATATGCCAATTCATCATACTACTGAAGTTACTGCAGAACAAATTCCTGAGATTATAACCTATTGTATTAATGATGTTAAGTCTACTAAGGCAATTATGCATCTAAGTAAAGAGCAAATTTCACTAAGAAAATCTTTAACTGAAGAGTATAATATTGATTTATTTTCTGCTTCTGAGCCAAGAATATCTAAAGAACTATTCTTATACTTTTTGAGTAAGCAAACTGGGATCAAGAAATATGATCTTAGAAACATGAGAACTCATAGGAGTAAGATTGTGGTTAAAGATATAATCTTACCTTATATAGAATTTAAAACTGCAACCTTTCAGACTTTGTTAAAGAAATTTCAGGATATAACTATATTTCCAGAAGAAACTAAAGGTGGTTTTAAATATTCTATAAAGTATAAAGGTGTAAAGACAGATTATGGTCTTGGTGGTATTCATGGTGCCAGAACTACTAAAGTTTATAAGTCTAACCAAGATATGGTTATCATGACTTCAGATGTTGTCAGTTATTATCCTAATCTTGCAATTAGAAATAAATGGGCTCCGGCACACTTGCCAAAAGAAGAATTCTGTGCTTTGTATGAATGGTT